CTGTGGTTACAAAAACTTGCAAAGCGCTGTTACCAGTGTTTTTAAAACTATTATAAAGACCTCTTCTAACATTACCTGAATTAAAAGCGTTTCCTTTACCACCTTCTTTGTATGAGTTTTCGTATATTTTCAATAAGTTAGATTCGTCGATATTATTTTTAGATTGCCACTTTCCAGCTTTATCTTTATATTTATAAGAGTTGTTATTAATACCAAAGTTAATATCACCTTTTTCGTCTATTGAAAAAGCAGCATTATTAGTAAATGCAGTTGTAAAAAAATCATCACCAGTTCTATCGTAAGTTTTAAGACTTGCTAATTGATTTTCGTCACTAGCAGTTCTGTAATCTAATTTATCTTGATTAAAAACTTTTATCTGATCGTTTAAGTTTACCAAAGAAAACTTAATTTCTTCCATTTTATCTTTTACCTCTCTATCTTTTGTTTTATCGTATATTTTGCTAAGCTTAATAAATTCGTCTCTCTGTGTATTTAAAAAACCTTTAATTACTTGTTTATTTTTAGGGTCTTCAAATTGATTTGTATTTACAAGACCGCCAATTTCACTTTCATATGCTTCCATCCTAGCGTCTCTCTCTGCGTTGGCTTGCCTTATAGCTCCAAACATAGAAGCAGCACCAGCGGCGAAAGATTGACCAATGTTTGATAAACCAGCTTCAGAAGCAGCTACTTGAGCTTCACCTGCTATTAAACCCATATTAGGACTGTATGATGATTGTTTTTTTGCCATAACTTATTGAAATTTTATTCCTAGAAAATCAGTAACTTTGTTTTGTCCAAAAACACCACCAGCATAAGCGGTTGCCAAACCTCCAAGACCACTAGCTAGTTGAGCTTGACCTTGAGCAACAGCTTGATTAGCGGTTGCTAATCTTTGTTGTGACATACCAAACATAGTACTTGTTTTTTGAGCTTCTAAAGCTCTTTCTTGTTCAGCACCAGCCAACCTCATTGACTCTGCTTGCTGTTCACCAGCTCTTTCTAATTGCTGCAACCTACCAGCCTCAGTTGCTCTTGCTCTTTGGTTTGCAGCTTCTTGCTGTCCTATTGAAGCTGACATTTGAGCTGCTTGTTGTGTTTGTTGGTTAGCTAAAGATTGTGCTAAAGCCGCTATACCACTACCACCAGCAGAACCTCTAAACGTATCTAATATATCAGCTCTAGCTTGAGCGCCTTGTTGTGCCATAAAATCAGCTTGCTGAGTATTAACACGTAAATCTTCCATAGTGTTTTCCATGCCTGCGTAAGGATTTTGCACGTCAGCGTATATATTGCTAGTGTCTAAGCCTTCGTATGCTGCTTTCATTTCATCATATCTAACCCTAGCTTCTCTTTGTTGTCTTTTTCTTCGTCTACTACCAAAAAGACCGCTAAGCAAGCTAGTGCCTGCTCCAATTAAAGCTTGTGTTGTTACCGGATCTAATGCCATTTTATTTTTTTTATATTTTACTTTATTATTATCACAGTTTTCACTGTTTTTTTACTCTAAGACGACTCGTTGGTTGCAGTTATAAAGTTTTCTAAGTCAAAACCTAATATACCATCCCAATAAGCCGGACTACTACCAGCGCTTATAACTCTAAGATTACCAGATATTGTTATTTTTCTAGCAGCGCCATCAAATGTTAGTGTTTCTCCAGCTTCTAAAGATTGAGCTGAGCTTAAAGTTAGAGTTGCTGTAGAACCACTATAACTAGCAATGTTAGTCACAGTTGGGTTTACGGCGCTTGGATTCATGTTAATACTACTAACAGTACTAACATCACTCATAATCCCGTCTGCATTACTTATAGCAACGGTCGTGCTATTAACAGTTGTTGTGGTAACTAGTGCTGTTGGTTTTGTCAATGTTGTAATTATATCTGTTAACTCGATGTCCCAACCTGTTAAGCTTTTAATACCATTTTGACCAAACCCAACTATTGTAATTTCATCACTAGCTAAAGCAGCGGCTTGTTGCTTGCTAAACACAACGTTACCAGCCTGTGTTGTTGTTAATGCTTTTGTACCAGTATCCCTCGTGAGAGTTGGAGGTCCAGTTTTTTCAATTGCTTCTTTTCTTACTTTAACATATTTTTGCTGAGTTGCAGTTCCACTCATGCTTGTAATAACTTCCTCGTAGCTAGACAATAAGCTTCCAGCAGTTATATTAGTTCCAACTGGAACCATTCCAGAAGTAAGCCCATCTACATTGTCTATAGACCATCTATAAGCAGTAGAACCACTTATGTCTTCCCCTTCAATTTGAACGAAATTACCTATAGTTCTAGTAGACTTTACACAAGCATCATCTATAGTAGGATTTCTATCTACTCTAAAAGAGTGTGTACTTCCAGCTTCTATCTCAAATGAAAAAGGAATTTTATTAGTACTTGCACCTATTTGTGTTAATATTACTGTTCTTCTGTTGTTTGATAAAGAGCTGAATCCAGCAGGTATGCTAGTGTTGGTAAGTATTCCTCCAGAAAATGTTAATTTAATGTCTAACGTTTGGTATATAACTTTTCTAATTAACAAAGAGTCAGAACCAGTAGAAGAGTTTATATCTATAGTGTCATCGTCAAACCTAACCTCGTTGTAATTAGCGTGTTTAGTTCCGTTTTCTGCAAATAGAAAAACATCGTATTGATCCGATCCAGTAAAAATCAAAACTGCGTCATCCGCTATTGCAATTGCTTCTGACATAGAAAACTCTTTAGCGTTATCTCCATCTGGGTCTAAAGCAACTACAGTTACATTTGCAGCGTTTAAAGCGGCGTTTCCAGTAACTCTATCTCCAACTTCCATTTTTGTAGCTACGTTATTGTCCATAACCACCTTAACACCACTAGTGACAGCACCGTTAACAATATCTGTAGTTGTCGGAGCTACTGGAAAACTTATATTACCACTATACGTGTTTCTTAATTTTACGTTAGCTAGTCTAGTATTAGTTGCCTGAAACTTGTTTGTGATAAAGTTGTAATGTTGATCACTTTCGTTTTTAATCATTAAACTAAACGTTCCACTACCCGTTACTGTAAACCTTCTTTTTTCACCACCAACCTTTATGTTTGTAGTGTCTAAATCAAACGACTCTATCGTTCCACCACCACCTCCATACAGTCTAGCATGTTCGATGTCAGACATTAAAGTTCCGTCTGGCATGTAATGATATCCATCGGGTGCTATTAATCCTTGAGCGTTTACAGTGCTTTGTCTAGCGTTGGGAGGTGTGCTTGATGTGCTTGATGAACCGTAATGGTATGACATATTTTATTTATTTATTTATTTACTACTTTCTGTTACTTCAGAATTAACCGCAAAAAGCTCAGCTTTAATTTTTGAATTGTTTTGAAACCTTGCATTAGCGTAATATCCTGACAAACTACTCATATTAACTATTTGATTTTTTACAAAGAATATAAAATAATTTTTTGCAGGGTCCGGTGGATTTATTCCAAACACGGTTTCGTCTACTTTAATACTGAACGTTGAGTTGCTGTTTGAAGGAAGCCAGTAACTTCCATTAATTTCTGTAACTACACCAAATTTAACTATATTACCACTTGAAGGGTTTTGGTGGTATATAATGTCACCAATTTGTAGTGACGAGTTCATAGGGCCGTCAAACTCCATTACGTTACTTAACCAATCCCAACCAAAAGCTTCAATAGTAGATAAATTATGCGTAGTTGATTTTTCAGTTTTATACTCTAAAGAGTTAGCACTTGTAATAGTATTTTTTAAAACACCTAAACCTTGTGTTTCAAACGACGCAACATTTTTATTTGGAACGATATCATATTCTGCACCTTTAATGTAATTAAACCATTTACCTTCTTTTTCTATAAACTCAAGCAAACTACCTTTTTTCTTATCAGTTTCAATGCTACTAACAAACCAACCTTCTTTGTCTATTAAGTTGTAATATTCATTGTCATCTAAGTTTTGAACAACTCTAGATTGACTACCTTCGTACCCCAGCGTATGATAAGATTTTATACTACTTGGTATGTCATTTAATAAAACATCAAAACTTGAGTTTGTAAACGTGTCATAAAAAGTATTTCTATCAAAGTTACCTATAACTATAATATCACCAACTTCCCAATCATTACTTGAGCTTCCTAAATCCCATCTTCCATGCCCTTTTGATGGTCCTCCAGAAGGAGAAGGTGGGTTTAAAGAATTACCAGTATTATTAAAAACTACTATATCATCTTCTTTAATCAACTCATTATTTCGGTATTGCATAGCTTTTACCACAGTGCCATTTAAAATACCGCCTAAAAGTTTTTCCATTTCATGTATTTCAAAAAAGAAATATTTACCATCAAAAACCGAGCCGTCAGCATGCTCAATACCAGTAACTGTTACTTTAGTTAAATCGCTAAGGCCTTCTATATGATGCTTCCACAATTTTCCACCTCCAAAAGTGTAGTAACCATTAGCGCAGCTAACTCCAGTTTCTTTTATAAACGATTTAAAACTTACCCAACCTTTAATGTCTTCTTTGTAAGAGACTGTTTTAGAAACTTTTTCAGTTGTTTCTTGTAAAGAAATATTATACTCGTCTTGTCTATCGTCGTAGCTACCAATAAGTTTATTTGATAATTTTAAATTATCTCTAAACCAATCTTTCATACCAGCGTTTGATATAGGCGTTAAACCATCCATAGAAAGTCTCATCACAGCACCTCTTACTTTATCAGTAAAATAAGCTCTATAAGCTTCTGAAGCAAAAGATTCTGGATTAGTAGATATACCGTATTCACCAGAATAAGGAATAGCTTGCCCTAAAACATTGTTTGTAGAGGTTAAGTTTGAGTCTCCATCAGCATTAAACAAAGCATCTTTATTTGCTAATATCTTTAATATTCTATCTTCACAAAGCGTTATTAAATCTCCGCCTTGTCCCCATCCAGCTTTTAGCTTTTGAATACTACCGTAAGTAGGGTTTATGTTTTTTGTAATTTTTTCTGCCGCTATAAATTGGTTTAAATTATTCACACCAACCGAACCGTTGTATATACCAGAATATATTAATCCATACTTTAAATTTTCTTCATAAGGGTGTTCATCTAAAGTTGTAGATACTTTGACCCCGTTAGCTATATATGCTAAATTGTAAGTATCTCTAACTCTATTGGATTCAACTCCATTTCCAAAAGAAAAGCAATTATACCAATTTAAAGTATATTTTGTATTTGAACCGCTAAGCGTGTCTTCTATATAAATTATTGCAGCTCTATTGTCAACCTCAAGATTCCACCCTTTAACAGTTACAGTTATAGAGCTTCCATCTGGCCTGTCAATTAAAAGTTGATCTCCAATGTTTATGTAAGCGCCACCCACTAAAGGTGTTTCCATAGTAAAACTAAATGTACCGTTCCAAATAGACCCAGATGTAACTATCGCACCATATATAGTGATAGCCCAACCAGTAATATCACCAGCGTTTCCAAGGTTTGGAGCAGCTACCTCGTTATAACCAACACTATTTATAGCAGCGTCTGTACTACTAGTCATACCTAGGTTTGTTGTGGGATTTTGAACATGTGTTACTCCAGAGCCTATCGGTAGCACAAAGCCCACCGTTTCATCTGTCAACGCAATAGGATTGTATCCACTAGCCTCGTAATATACATCTAAATCTGTAGAATCTTTTGGCTCTGTTTCCCATATAGCTGGATTATCAGGAAACTCTGATTCTGTTTCTATTTGTTCTAAAAATTCTATAGTATATCCTACAGCTAGTAAAGCGGGTCTAGATAGAGAAGTACCAGATACCTCGTCGTTAGCGTTTTGCTGATTTATTCTATTAACGGAGTATTGGCTATAACCATTCATTGCTGGTTGTTGAAAAACCAATGTATCACCTGCAACTGGTCCAGTTACAGTAAAATTGTCCCACACTATGTGTTGTAGTAAACTTGTGGTACTAACTACGTTACCAGTAGCATTTGCAAGAACTGGGCTTGAATATCCGGTTAAACTTAAGTGGTAGACTCCAGTGCTAGTAAGTAATATATCGTGAACTATAAGTGGTTCGTGTGAAAATGTGCTACCGGAGGTTCCTTGAGGGGTATCAAAAGTACCATCTAGCATTGTACCTCCATAACTAGTAAGTATCATTCCTTTTGTTATAGAGTGTGTGCCACCGTTAACAGCGCAAGTTATATTGTGTATGTCAGCAACAGTAACAATAAAAAGTGGATTTAACCCCTGAGTAACACCTGATTGAGCCGTGTCAACACTTGCCGTTAAATTTAAACCTTCTGGTATTGGCCCTGTTACACCTCCGTTCGTCGGATCCCAATTAACTTCTCCATTACCAGTTCTGTCGTTTGTAAATACGGTTTGGTACCCTCTAGTCATATTAGGGGATAATTGAGGTGCAAAATGATCCGAACCATCGTAAGCAGGGTATTCACCAGATGGGGTTGACGTCACGCCACCATCACTCCATCTTAACCTATTTTGGTACGATACTCCACTAGGTTTAATTGTGTATACCTCTCCTGAAGGATCTTCTTTAAATCTAAACTTTACTGATGAAAATATTTTTCCAACTAAATCTTTAAAGTTTTGTGAGTGATAAAAATCGTTACTATCTTCCCCTATGTTAAATATAGGACCTGAAGTAGTATTTGCAGTGTCAGTGTAAATTCCGCCCATTGCTATTACCATACTACTAGAGTTCGATCCTATAGTAACACCTGATTCTACACCGTTACCACCAGATTGCTGTGTCCAATGTAAGGTTACGCTAGGGTTCCAACGACTTCCAGTAAATGGACCACCATCTATAAACCATACATTACCTTTCGTTTGCTCTTTATCGCTATTAAAAATACCATATCTTTCTGTTTCGTTAAAGCCAGAGTGATCAGCATCTTTTAGCGAAGGAAAAGAACTAGAAGTAAAAGTATTTGTAGTACTTTGGTTGAAAAATGACCCCGCCGTGTGAACTGTAAGCTCACCTCTCCACTCAGAATCAGCTGCATCATCAAATCTATACTGACCAACATCTTCAGTTGATGATGTTGCAGTTGAGGATGTTGTTGCAAAAACATTCTCTTGACCTCCATGCGTTGGCTTATACTTATAGTTCCTGAAAAACGAAGCGAACGAACCAAAGCCTAAATCATCATTATCGCCACCACCACTATAACCGGCATAAGAAGAACTAGCGTCTTGATACAAACCATGTGTTTGCCCGGTTAACGCAGATTGGTGTAAAAGGGCTTGATTACTACCCATGTAGTATAACTTTCTAGAAAGCGTTGTTCTGTATTGTGTAGAACTAGCGCTTACCGCAGCTATGTTCTCAACAAAAACTCCATCGCTAATAACTTTAACAAAAAACCTACCATCAAACTCGCTTGAATTTTCTGGAGTATACTTGTAAATTCTTACAACGGTACCATCAATAATTTTTGTTGCATTTAGTCCGGTGTTTGGATCGTCACAAATAAAATTAACATCTTCACCAAGGTTTTCATCTAACTTTATATTATATGTAGCTTCAGTAAGAGGCGCTTCAGGTTGAGAGATTTCTGTTATTCTGTACCTATTAGAAACAACACTACCAACCGCAAACTCTACATACAAAATTCCATCTTTTATATCTTGTATTTTAGAGCCAGGTCCGTCAGCAAAACCTTGGTATCTCATTTTGAAATTATCTCTACCAAGTAGTGGCGCGTCATTTGTAGTATTGCCAAATATATTTGAAGAATTAGCTGCAACAAAAGTATGTGTTCTTTCTTCTATTAATGTTTTTTTAGTTTTTATATAATCAGGAGCCTCTGTTTCTATAGCTAACACTTTGTATCTAGCTGGATCTGTAACTAAATCATTTGATTCAATACCTTTTTTCAAAATTAAAAAAGTATCAATATCTACTTTGTTTATATCAGCAGAACCAAAAGATAACCATGCTAAACCATCTCCAGCGTCCCACCATCTATCCATAGTCATATTGTAATACTCTCCAGAAGTTTCTTTTACAAAGAATTTAAAATACTCTACGCCTTCGGGAAATATTGTGCTATTAAAAGATACCTCCATTCTATTGCTTTTATCAGCTTCAAGTTTTGTTATTCTGTCAAGCCCACTTGCGTTAGATATTACTGGTGTTTCTCTTCCGTACTTGTCAATAAAAACAACACCTAGTTGGTATTCTCTTAGTGATTTAATAGACCTTACAGTATTTAAACCTATATCAATGTTTTGTATACTAAAGTCAAAATCTGCATAGTATTCTTGTTCTCCATTAAATTGAAGCAAATCAAAGCCTTGAGTATAGTTTCCGTATATAATTCTATTACCACTAATTTCTTGCGCTAACGCTTTTTTAGGAACAGCATCCCAAGGTCTTAATAATTGGTTGGATGGAAGTACTCGCTTTACAGCTTCTGACTCTATCGTGTACTCGTTGTTAGCCCAAATATTACTATTAAAATGGTTGTTCTTAATAGTATCTATTACATAGATATTAGAAGAAGACTCGTCTTTGTAAAGTATATCAACAGCCACAACATCATCAAATAAACCAATATCAGGAATAAAGTTTTTTATTTTTATTTTCTTTAAACCATTAGTCATACCTACGTTGTAACCTTTCTGTGGGTGGAAATCAAAAGATCCAGGTAGAAAAGCTACTTGAGTAAAAGGTGAAAAAGCCGAATACTCTTTATCTTGGTATTGATACCTATAAGCAAATCTTGGAAACTTAAATTCAAATAAATTTTCATCTTCATCTAACAAGTCAACACCGTATCTTAGTTCAGTATAACCATCTGGTACTACTGCTGGAACACCTTTTATGCTTAATATTTCAAACGTAAGACCTGCATCTCCAACATCTTGTCTTTCTATAGAAATACTATCAATATTACCAGTAAATGTATCACCAGTAGATGTATCACCTAGCGTTCTAATAAAAAATTTTGTTGCAAGGCTTGACCCAAACCACGAGCTTGATATACTTTGTAACGCTGTAGCCGCACTTAAAGTTAAATCAAACTCATATTCACCATTATTATAAATATTAGGCGTAAACCAATAAGGCTGAGGCGCTGGTCCTGTTACTTGAGTGAAATTAGTAGAGTCACCGCAAATGTAAACTCTTATAGAGGCAGCATTTGGCGTTACTCCAGATACTTTAATTTTTATTTTATAAATGCCATCTTGAACAAAGGGAACTAGCGGTTCAGCTGTAACCAATTTGTTGTAATTAGCATTAAGCACCTCAATATTGTGGTTTACCGAATTATAAGTAAACTCGGATGCGGTCCAATTATAACCCGATGGTCTAGTTCCAGTAAAGCTTGGTAGAGTAAAGTCGTTGTTAGGAGCAACCTCAGCGATAGAATCCGAAAATTCATTGTTATTATCTGCAATTATTTTAGCTTTTATAGTATAATCTGTTATTGGTATTGACGGTGCATCTTCATAATCATCTCCACTAAACTCTTTAAAAGCAACAACATCACCAACACTCCAGTCTAAATCAAATCCACTTTCCCCATTTATATCTGTTTCTATTCTCGTGCGGAATCGACTACCGATTGATAGTGTGGAGAAATCATATAAATGGTTATAACCACTCCAATCCGCAAACCACATAGATGATGCATTTTGAGTGTTTGGTGATGCTGGAGTAGTTTTAACAAGCCCACCTGGGTCGGTTGTAATTCGCATTATACCGCTATAAGTATCAGTTGCGTTTCGCCCCGAGATTAATTCTATAGTTGGAGCTATTCTAGGAGATTTCCTAATAACTGTAATGTGTTTTTCTTCTAAATCTATACCAGAATCTATATCAATATCTCTAAATTCGTTTATCAGCTTAGTGTGTATTGTACCGGTTTTATCAGTACCTTGTATACAACGAGGAATATTTATTTTTTTTGGTTCAGAGTGGTTGTCTGTCCAAAATAATAAGTTATCTATAATGTTAACACCTGTAATAAGTCTATTTGGGTTAAAATTTAATACTGTATTGTTGATATCAACCACAACTGGTGTTATAGAGTTTGTTTTAGAATCGTATTCAACAATCCAACATACTGGTGGTTCTTGAACACTTATGTTTGTAAACACACCTCCAATATCACCCCCTGCGAATATTCTTATATCATCGCCATTAGAAATAAACTCATGATATATTGTACCGTTACTAGTTAACCTAGATTTACCAATAGCAGGGTTTAACCCACCTTGTGATGAAAAACCAATTGCATTTCCTAATGATAACGCATCGTTATACCCTGATATTGTTGCTGAAGCTACATATGTTTTTCCAGAAGTAAGTTGAAAATCGTTGACAATTGGATCAGCATAACTTGCTGATGAAGCCGCTACAAAAGTAACTTTATCGCTTGAGTTTATAATTATTCCAGGATCTAATGAAGTTACATTATCTGTGCTTGCTAATTCAACTTGATCTACAATAAAATAATACAACTTATCGTTTTTCTCATCAGCAATACTTCCAACGCAATTAGCTGTTGATGGAATAAATCCTTGCCCAGAAACCAAAGAATTACCTAATATATTTTGAACAGTACCAACGTCAGACCCTTCTGAAGTTGTTACCTGTATGTTCATCGCGTCTCTATACTCTCCGTTTGGAACAATTCTCTCGTCAAGATCTTTGTTCATTTTACCACCGGTAAAATTATGCTTTATTTCTGGCATGTACTAGTGTTTAATTTGTTTTGATTTACCTCTTAAAATTTGAGTAAATTCTTTGAAATTTATATTTTGTAATCTTAACTTAGCTTTTCTCATTTCTGCAAATCTTTCTTTTTTAAATCTTGCAACAAGATATTCTGAAGTATTAGATCGTGTAGCTAAAATCGCATGAGCTATCCATTTGTATATAGCTTCTTCCGCAAACTTATGTACTATTTGCTCTCTCCTTTGGCCAAGCGAATCACTTATATAATCTATAACTATTGTTCTTCCAACTAAATCAGAACTAAAACGCATTGTTCCTTTGTTTTGATCTATATAAAAAGTTCCATTATTTTGTGCTCTTTGAGTATCTATTCCATATCTACCACCTCTCAAGGCCTTAATTTCGTCATAAGGTAAATCGTTAGAACTATTTGAGTTACTTTTAAACCCTTTCAACGTATCAGATTCTTCGTTCAAATAAGCTCCAGCATTTTCTCTTTGGGCATTTTGAGCAAGTTGATTTTCATCGTAAAATGCAAGCGACGGTACCGTTGTAAAGGCACTACCCGCTGGTGGTGTTGTGCTATTTTGAAAAGGATAATTAATGATAGTACTGCCAAGCTCCTTGTTAACATAAACATAGCCGTTAACATAATCAACATCTATAACGAAACTGTTGCTAGTATTAAAATAATCATTAGCGGCAACTATTTTCATTCCTCTTTTAATATTAGCAACATCTCCAGGACTAGCTGCGTCAATTCTATTGCTTGTAGTAGTAAACACTGGATTAAATAATATTGGTAGCGCAAGTGTCGGAGCTAAATTAAAGGTACTAGCTTCAGGTGCTACACCCTTTACATCTTCCCAATAAAACTCTAACTCAGTAGTAGCTGAAGCGGTAGCTTGAGATGTTGAGGTTGGAGCCGCATTTGGCGCTACTTGATCTAAAATTTGTATAGTTGTTTTTTGAGTAGCTTTATCGTGCCAAACGCCATATATCATAACATTTTTCAATTTCACCATGTTATTAAAAAGACCTGGATTAACATGTTTGATTTTACAATTTCCAAAACCATTTATTCCTGCGAACAGCATTGGATACAAGCCATCTAATTCTATAAACGAACTACCAATCGTAGTCGTACCAATAGCATGTACTGAAAATATATTATCGTCACTAGAGTTTTTTGAAGTATTTTGATATGGATTTCTTGGATCAGAAGTATCATTGGTATAATGTATAGGGTGTTTTATTCCTGCGGAATCACTCCAACTAACTTGTGTGTAAGCAACAAAATCTTGAGGCAATATCATCTTTAATGATGGAGGTAATGTGAATTCAAAACCTTTGTGAGATCTTAATATATCGTATGAAAACTCTGCCAACCCTCTCAAGGCATGAAACTGAACATCAAGTTTATTTATTGTTGGTATTATCTTATCTTTACCAACATAAGATATCATAAATTGATCTATAACAGTTTGTAGTGTTACAAATTGATAGTTGCCTGGTTCTAATTCTCTAGCATATGGATCATTGCCATTTTTAGTTACTCTATTATAGTAAAGATTTTCATGCTTTATTATTAGCTGATTTTGATCGTCGAATGCCATATCTTATTGTTTTTCTTGTTGAGTTTGTAATGATTCTAATACTTGACCACCTTGTGCGATATCGTCTCTTCTCATAGATATACCAGCGTATTTTAATATTTTATAAACCAATTCAGTTTCTTCAGCTGGATGTAATTCAAAATGAGTTGTTTTACCCAGTCCTGTAGTTGGATCATAAATAGTATTATCATAAAGAGCTTTCTCACCAACTACAAAATAACCCCATTTTGGAGGTTCTGGAATTTTTACATAACTAATTCTTATTCCACCTTCCATATCTGCATTACTAGGATAGATTTGTATTCCTCTTGCCGAAACCTCGTTTATTGGATCCCAATTCTGAAAGACATAACCCCGAGTGACGTAGGTAAACGTTGTTAACCTTGATTTTCTATATTTTGCAACTTCTGAATAAGTTATCTCGTCAATTTCTTCACGATCTTTAGTTACTGTTCCTAGTTTGTAACAATCATCTGGTAGCGTGTGCCAACCTTTATTACCTATTATTTTTGCAAATTTATGAAGCTTTGTTAGAGTGCCTATTTTCTCCTGTATTAAAGTAACCATATCGGAATACTCGGTGTTATTACCGTTTCCTCTATCGAATTGGTTTAAGTCATAGAAATATTGTTCTATTATTTCTTGTTGAGCTTGGCTGGCAAATAGATTAAACTCTTGCGGAGTCACATATCCTCTCTGTTCTTTATTAGCAAAAGCTAAAACTTTTTGATATACCGTATCTATATTTACCATAATTTCTTTTTAATTTGTAGTTTGCAATCGCCCCGTAGAGCGACTGCATCTACAGTTAGATTAATTTAATCTTTTTTCAATATTGGAGTAAATCTCCATTCCTTCGTCAGTTTTAAACCAAGCGGCTAAAGCTGAGTAAGGGTGTTCGTCAAATGGAACATTCATTAACTTTCTATCATTAGAACCCCATGAAAAAGTTCTTTGATCAGATGATAATTTTAATATTCCCATTTCAGTTGCTCTAATACCAAAGTTTCTAAGTACAACGTTTTCATCATTCACTAATTCTAAGAACAAACTTGGGTTTCTCTTAGCATATAATAGTAAATCTCTTTTAAGTTCTTTAGAACTCATATCTGATACCTTAGAACCTATTTGTACTCTCATGACAGCTTCGGCTATATCAATGTCTAAGTTTTGAGCCGCGTTTAACGCTTCAATTTCCATTTCTAAATAGTCAATCTCATTAACAGCTTCTTCAACAGGTTTAAACTCTGTAAATAAAGAACCTCTGTGAGGGTGGTACAAAGAAAGCAATTGCTGTAACACTGTTTTGTTTTTAGGCACGTTTAACACGCCATTTTCAAAAATAATATGTTCTAATCTTTGATCGCCTTGCATTTCATCAACAAACGGCGTTCTTTGGTTTGAAGTGTATTTTAACTCTCTTTCAAACCCTTTTTCCTCGTCAAAATAGTAAATATCAGTAGCCCTTATACTTTTAGTTAAAGGAGATCTATTGTTGGTTAAAAAATATGTTCTATCTTTTATCTCCCAAGTATCTTTTTTCTTTTTTGGTAATGGTTTTTCCATAACCGGTGTTTTAACTTCTTCGAAGTCTTTTTCTATTAAAGGTTCTACAACCTTTTTTGTTTCTTTTTTCTTTGCCATAATATAATATATAATAAAATTAATAAAAATAAAGGGACTGGGAAATTAATCCCAGTCTCTTTAAAATAATTGTGCTTAGTTTAATAACATGAAGTTATTAGCACCTTGTGTAATTAAACATCTTTCAGATAAATAATTTACTTGCATTGCGTCTAGGTCAGAAGTTTGAGCTCCAACAGATCCAGTAATCCAAGTTTTCATTTTTCTTGATTCAGTTTGAGACGCTCTGTATCTTACGTGTAAGAAAGGACGTTTCATGTTTTTACCTAACTGCTCGTCATATACAGAAGATACACCAGCTGGTATAACAACACCTCTAATAGCGTTAACAGTGTCAATACTTCCACCTCTAGTAGACTTATCGTTTAAGTATTTCATGTCAGACTTGTAGAAGTCATAAGAACCTCTTCTGAAACCAGAGAAACCTAAGTTTAATGCCATATCTTCAGAGTTATCAAATACTCCATAAGAAGTACCTCCAGCTCCGTAAGAATTCATAGAAGCTAACATATCATCCATTGCCAAAGCAGTAGCTCTGTTTACAAACATCATGTTTTCTTCAATAGCACCATTTGCATCAAATACAGCTAACATAGCGTCAAATTCAGCTAAATCAGTTGCAGCAGTAACACCAGTAACACCAGAAGACTCATGACCTCTTGAAGTAATAGCAGCAAATAAACCTTCAGTACCAACAGAAGTATTATTAACACCTAAACCACCAGTAGCATCGTGAATAGTAGCGGTTGTATCAGCTATTTCAGACTCTAACATTGACATTTCTAAATAATCAGCAAAACGAGCTCTAGTGTCTCCTTCAGCTTTTAAATACCACATGTAACCTGATTGTCCGTCTTCACCAGAGGTTTCGATCCATCCAATTGAAGCTGTATCAGATCCAGAAACAATATAAGTATCTTTAAGGATAATTGGCTTGTTTTCAAAAGATTTGAATTGAGGCTCATTAGCTAAATTTTGTCCATCAACTCCTTTTGAGAATTCAGAACCATAAACGTACAAACTAATCACATCATTATCTGCAAATACTGAACCAGTGTTTAAAGCAGCTTGTGAGTAAGGTAAGCATGTAATTCTATCGTTTGTACCAGCAGAAGTACCTCTAGCCGCTACAGAAACGTAACACTTAAGAGTTTTTGTTGCTGAAGATAACACTACAGTATCACCAACTCTAATACCATGAGTTACAGTTTGTGCTAAACCATCAATATCAGTATCGATTTCTACTAAACCAGAAGAAGCAGTAATAACTGTTCCTTTGTAAGATAAGTGTAACCTACCTTGTTCAGACCACACAACTCTATCAGAGCTCATAGCCTCTTCAGCACCTACTTGAGCAAGAAAGCCAGCTACGGTTCTTTTTCCGTAAACCTCAGCTTCTTTCTCCATAAGTTCTGGTAAATACTGTTGAGCCCAATCGTTGTTCCCAGCAGTAAAGTCTAAATAATTTGTTACTAAAGTAGCTTGCTGTGCAGCAGGGCGTACTTGAGTATAACTTGTAATTGCCATTTTAAATTTGTTTTAAATTGTTATTTGTTTTTGTTTTTAATTTTAAACTTAAAATCAGAAGAATTATCGCCTAACACTTTGAACTTCATACCACCTGCTTCAATTTTCCCATGACTTTGTCTTGGGTTCATATCAACGTTTTTGGCTTTAGCAATACTATTTTTCATAGCATCAGCTTTTCCTTGTTCGTAAAAGTGTTTCGCAACAGCGTCTGCATTCATTGCTGTATATAGAGATTTGTGATAACCCTTAGCGTCTTTTAAAGCAGAGTTCTTATCCAAAAACTTTTTGGTGAAATTGCTTATATCGCTCTGAGTGTTTTTAACCTCTTCAGCATTGTTTACATTAAACCTGTATTTCTTGTCACCGACGTTATATTCAAAACCTTTGAACTTGTCGTTGAAAACCTGCTCGGTTTTCTGTGTAAAAATATCAGAGTTTGTTTTAACTGTTTTTTGAGTTGCTTCTGACTCCTTGTTGTACCTATTAAAGAAATCAATTGCTTTTTGTTGCTCACCAGTAAGTTTGCTTCCAGCTTTGATCTCGTCATAGTATTTAGACTTTTGCCCGTCTAAGTGGCTTTTAGCGCTGGCAACTTGCTCTTTAAGCGCTAATTTCTTTCTACGTATATCTCTATCGTCGTCTACATCTTCGTCGTAAGAGAACGTATCTTCCATAAGGAAGTTAATTTCTTCGTTATCTAAATGAGGTTTTGTTTGTCTATAGTATTCTCTTAATAAAGAATTGTCATCTAGTTTGCTATAATCTTGATTAAGCTTTACATAATCACTTAAATCACCTCCAGTCTCTTCCATAAAGTCTATTAACTTTTGGATATTTTCTGGTAAAGGTTTTCCAGTAGCCTCAGCTTCTGCTATAGCTTCTTCAACCTGCTCTTCAACCTCTTCAACTTCTTCTTCAGTAATTTCTTCTAATACTGTAGTTTCTTGTGTTTCAGCTTCCGGTTGTACTTCTTCTTGTTCTTGTGTGGGCTCGGCATCTTCAGACTCTGCAACCACTCCGCTGTCGTCAACGTTATCTTCTTTAGCTTCATCTTGCTCTGGTTCTATTGGTTTGCTTAAATCTACTTTAATAACACTATCGTCTCCAGCAGATTCAAATTTACTTTCATCGACTTGCTTAGTCGTTTCTTGGGTAGTCTCTTCGACTACTTCTTTGTTTTCTTCTTCCATAATATAATATAATAATAATTAATAATTCTAACTAGGGTCAAACGAACCTAAATCAAATCCTCCACCTAGTATATCATTACCTGCGGACTCAAAGTTTTTAGGTGGTTTTCCACTATTTCTTTGCTCAATCATTTCTGATTGTTGTGTTGCTTGTATTTTTGTTCTTTCGTCTTTACGATCTTCTTTTTGCTTTTCTCTATCTTTCATTCCATCAACCTCAACACCTTTAAGTTGCATGTTATATTGAAACTCTAATGCCATTAGCTCTTTTTTCAACATAGCTTCTTGTTGCATTTTCTGCATATCAATTTGAGCTTGCATTTGGCTTAGCTCAGCTTTACCAGCGTTTAAAGCTTGGTTTTTCTGCATTTCAACTTGAGCTGCTGCTTGAGCTGCCTGAGTATTAGATTGAGATTGAGCTTGAATATTTTCTAATTGAAGCTGTCTGTCTCTTTCTTGCTTTTTCTTCCTACGTATCTTTAGTAATTGATTAGCTAATTTAACGCTGCGTATCTCTCTAAGATCAATAGCATCCTCTAACTCTATACTTTTTTGTTGCAATGCCATTTGTATGTTGTTTTCTAACAAACCTTTTTCTTCTTCGTCTGGTTGTAGTTCTATAAATACACCAAAGTCATACAAGTGTAGCTCAGACATTTCTTCTAGCGTTGCTACGTTGTGAACACCAATAGCTTGTATAAAAGCATCTTTTGTTGGAGAATACTCTATAATATCAGATATTCTAAGTGATAAACACTCTGCGGTTTCAGCTGTTAAATATAGTCCAGCTTGCAATATGTGTCTAGTTGCAGTGTTGCTATTAGCTGCAGCTAACTTTTGAACACCAACTAAAGCGTTTTTATCTGGCATACTACCGTCTCTAGCCTCGTTAAGGCCGGTTACATCTCTTATCATTTGTAGGTAATAGTTGTAATTACCAATAAGGGCTTGCATTTTGTTTCCACCAGATCCAGATGTAATTTCTTGAATTGGAACTTTACCTGGATTCATATCTCCATCAGAAGTAAAGCTTCTACCAATAACACTACCAGTTTGGAAGAACATGTTTAAAGCTTCTTGAGGATTATAGTTTGTACCATTACCTAAATCAACTTCAGCTAAACCATCAGCATCTAAATAAACACCATCTGGAACCATACGAGACATTACTTGCTGTAGCTTCAAGTGTGTTAATTGGATCATATCAGCAAAACCAGTTATACGTTTTACTAATGAATCAATTTTACCATTATACATTCTAGGAGCAACAATAGCGTAGTTCATTTTAACTTTAGTAAAATCACTTTTAGGGCGCATCATGTTTTTAGCCATCTCCCATTTAAGTAATTTATCAGTACCAAGAATCATAGCGCCATCGTATAGCGTTTCTATAGATCTCAACATTCTACTGTATCCACCCTCCTTATCTTGTGGTGGGTTAAAAGAATCGTCTTTAGGTATAATTTTTTCAGCACCAGTTCCGGTTTCTTTAACTTTATAAACCTCGTTCATATAAGTTTTGTAATTAAAGTATAAAACCTGTATAGTGTTATTGTCTTCCTTATCGTAGCTATGCTTTGAGTTGTAGTTAGATCTATTGTAAGATTTGTTTTTCATTATATCTTCAAGATCGCTTTCAGATAAATGAGGAAATTCTTTAGCTAACTCATTCACAGGAATAGTCTTAACCTCACCAACATAGTAAATATCATCAAAATAAGGTGAATCAGTATAAGAATACACTAGGTTAGCCGGATCAACATAATCAACGGTAACACCTTCTGATGTGTTAAAAGAAGTTTTAACAGCACCAATACCTAAAACTGTTAAATCATAGTAGAACCTCTTTTTTGTTAACTCGTATTTATTACCTTCAAACAAAACATTTAAAGCTTGTTCTTCAGCAAGTTCAACAGCCTGCTTGTAGGTTAACTGCATGTGGAGCTGTAATTCCTCTGGTGTTTCTGGTAATTCTTTTTGATCACTCTCTTTAGTATTTACGCCAAAATTTTCAGCTGCGAAATTATCAAATTCTTGAAACTCCATATCGTTCATTATAGCCTCCATATACTTCGTTCTTTTTTCAACTCCATTTGGAGATTGAGAATAAGCTTTTATATCATATGTTCTTTCAGCTATACCATTTACGACAATATCTACAAACTTAGATATAATTGGAACTGGTTTCCAGTCTAAATTTAAATAGGACAAATCACCGTTTATAGATAACTCATCCTTATACTTTTGAATAGATTGCTCGCCTCTAGCATACAATCTTAAATTATGAAAATCAGCATGATTAGATCTATACCTATTCATGTTTCTATCATCGTTAAACCACTCTTGCTCTATTGCTTTACCTACTTTCAAACCATAATCATAGCTTAGCTTCTCAGCATCACTAACTGTTTGACTCGGGAAATAACTTTTAATGCCAGACTCTGCCATATTTATTATTTGATTATTTGTGAATTGCTTCCAGTATTACTATACTTGGAAATGTTTATATTTAGTGGTTGTTTTTCAACCTTAACATTTGG